TAAAGCCATATCAACACCTTTTAGTCGATTGTATAGACGATATACTAGCAGTTAATGGTATTAGTCTAAAACTTTATTTTAAGACGTTACAGCCTTTAGAATTCATTGAAACAGATAACGCAATAACAGACGAAGCACGTGAAGAAGAAACGGGTATTAAAGATGAAAGCTTAACAAGTTTAAAAAGTGAAGTTATTGATAAAGATTTTGCAATTATAGATGATAGATTAGCTTATGCAACAAAAGAAAAAGCTGAAGCAATGGCTAAAAATATTGGTTGTGAAGGTTATCACGAACACGAATATAATGGTAAAATTTGGTTTATGCCATGTAAAAAACATAATCTTTGTTTATCAGAAGATGGGTTTAATGATGATGATATGTTTGTTACTTTAGACGGTATTGGTAAAGATGAAGAAAGTTTGTTTAACGAAGGTTACGAATTAGTAGATGAAAGACCAGTTAATTATGAACAAGAAGAAGCGTTAGATAAAATGATTGATTTAGCTTCGGTTGTGCCAAATAAAGCAACAGCAAAAAGCGGTTTAGATGGTGAAACAAAAACAGGTCGAAAGTTTTTAGTACGTTATCAATACGCCCCTTTAATTGTAAGTAATAATACAAGGGCATTTTGTAAAAAAATGGTTAAAGCTAAAAAAGTCTATCGTAAAGAAGATTTAGATAAACAAAGCACAGCAAATAAAGAATTAGCTGCAAAAGGTGAAAGCAGCTATAATATCTTTTTTCACAAAGGCGGAGCCAATTGTCATCATTACTGGCTCAGAAAAACATATATATTTAAAGGTGATTATGGAATTGATCCAAATAGTCCTAATGCAAAACCGGCCTATGCAGGTGAAAGGGCAAAAGAAGGTATTAAGGCACCAACTAAAAGTCAAGAACCAAATATAGTAGGTATAAAACCAAAAGACACACCAACAAAAGGTTATAAAAATTAGAAAGTATGGCAACAGCGTTATTTGTAACAAGAAACGACATAGTAAGATTTACAGCAATTAGCGGTAATGTGGACACTGACCAGTTTATTCAATATATTAAAATTGCTCAGGACATTCATATACAAAATTTTCTAGGTACAAAATTATATGAAGTAATTGAAGGATATGTTAGTGCTGGAACTTTAGGAAACCACGCAGACTATTTGGCACTTGTAACCGATCATTTAAAACCCATGTTAATACATTGGGCTATGGTTGAATATTTACCTTTTGCTGCCTATACAATAGCAAATAAAGGCATATATAAGCATACAAGTGAAAACGCAGAAAACGTACAAAAAACAGAAATTGATTTTTTAATTGAAAAAGAACGTAAAATAGCACAATACTATACAGATCGTTTTATTGATTACATGTCTTTTAATGCACAAAGTAAGTTTCCTGCCTATTATACTAATGTAAACGATGATGTTTATCCGGATCGTGAATCAGATTTTAGCGGATGGGTATTATAAAAACGTATAAACCAAAAGAAAGTAATATTTCTAAGTTAAAACAATACTTAGAAAAAACATATAACAAAAAGATAAAAAAGTTATTATAATAATATGGGTTTTGGATCAATTTACGCTGTTACATATTTTGGTGAAGTAAACGCATCAAACGGGTGGGGTCAAATTTATCCGCCAGACGCAGATGGGAGTACATTTACAGCTGACACAATAGACGTTCTAGCTGATACAACAGATTTTAAAGCAGATGCAACACAATATTAAACAAAAAATTAAAGCTAAAAAGCTAAGTAAAAAAAAATTAAGTTATGGCACAAGAAACAATTAATGTAGGATCATCCGCAAACGATGGCACTGGCGATGCGCTACGAAGTGCATTTGTAAAATGTAATAATAATTTCACAGAACTGTACAATGATGAAAGTGCAAGCGAAGTTAACAGTATTGCAGCAACAGCACCAATTGCACGTGATACTGCAACAGGTACGGTAACAATATCTTTAAATGATGCGGGTGTAACTTTTGCTAAAATGCAAAATGTAGCAGCTAATAGCTTATTAATAAGAAACGCAAATAGTAGTGGTGTACTAAGTGAACTAGCTTTAGCAACAACCCAAATAATGATCGGTGACGGTACTGGTATGGTGGCAGCAGCATTAAGTGGTGATGTTACAATGACAAACGCAGGGGTTGTTACTATTGGATCAGATAAAGTTACTTACGATAAAATGCAGGATACATCAACCGCTAATAGATTATTAGGCGCGGTTTCTGCGGGTACAATTGGTGAAGTTCAAGTTGCGACTGCTATGGTAGCAGATGACGCAATTTCATTTGCAAAATTGGAGGCTAGATATACAACTAAAATTGATATTACAACCTATACAGGAGCTGTTTCTATTGATTGGGCAACAGGTACAACTTTTAAAATGGGCAGTAGTTTAACAGGAGCTATTGAATTTGATTTTACAAACTTTAAACAAGGTCAAGTAATTACGATTTACAATTTGACAGGAAGTCAAACAATAACTTTAGATAGTGACGCAGCTACGAGTGAAACTTTTAACAAAGTTGGGGCTGTAGATTATGCAGGTGGTTCAACAAATACTTTAATCGTTGAATGTATTGATGATTCTGCAAACGCAATATTTAATTATACAATAGCAGAATACGTTGCTGACACAACACCATAATAAATAAAAAAAATAATAAAATGGCAAAAGCAAAAAACATAAATGGCACAGTAAAAATTTTCGATATTTTACCAAACAGTTACGGTAATATAATCTCAGGATTTGCTGATTTATCAGATTCAGATTTAGCTTCTTGGGGATTTTATAATATTGAAGAAGATTCAGATTATAATGGACAAATACATAATGAAGGTGAATTAACTTTTGATTCAGATAACAATGTTTATAAAAGGTCAAAAACTAATAAAACTTGGAGCGAAACTGTAGCACAGTTAAAAACTTTAAGAATAGACGGATTAAAAGAAAATGCAAGAATTGCGTTATTAAAAACTGATTGGTATGTAACAAGAAAATCAGAATTAGGTACAGAAATACCTAGTGATATTAGCACAGCAAGAGCATCAATCAGAACAAGTGTAGAAACTAAAACAAACGAAATAAACGCATTAAGTACAAAAGCATCAATAATTTTATACGATAATTCAATATAAAAATGAACGATAAGAAAAAAAGAATGATGGGCGGGGGAGCAAGTGCTGATATATCAATTGATGGTGCTATTGTTGCTTACGATGTAGGTTTAGGAAGCAGCGATTCGGGGTTAAGTACATTAACAAATCTAGCTCAATCAGGATTTAACGGTTCATCATCAGCTACAGGGCATTCTATTCAAGGTTCAGGAGGTGCTAGATATATGTCAATATCTAACGGTAGTTCGCATATTGATACAGCTTTTAATACAGGAGACTTTGGAGTTTCAGCATATACAATTTATATGGTTTGGAAACGTAATAAGCACGATGGAACTTTTATGTTTTTGTGGGGTAATCAAAATTACGGTGTTGGATGGGATAATGTTTTCGCAATTGAAGATTTAGGATCAATGTTTTTTCGTATGTATGTTTATAACAAGAACACAAGTAACGGAAGTTATCTTAACGTTGACACAGGAAGCTCAACAAGTTCAGCCTTTAATAGATATGCGTGGAATTTTACTGCAATAACTTTTAGTAATAATTCTTTTGCTAGGATTTATAAATGTCATAACAACGGAACTGTTACATTAATGGCTGAAAACACTAGTCCTTCAGGTACACGTTTGTACAACACAGCTCACGCAAGTAGAATGTTTTGCAATCCAACAACTACAAGTTCTAATCCTTGGTATGGTGAATGGTCTCATTTATCGTTTTGGAACACAGCACATTCAACAACTAGAATAGGACAACAGTTTTCATCAATTAAAACAAGAACGTCTTTTAGTTTTGACCCTTGGTAAAATTTATAATAATGGAAGAATTAAAAATATATTCGGTTAATGGTTTTGCTTTATTAGTAAGTGCGTTAAATATTATTCCGGTACTTCAAGCAATATCGTTATTACTTGCGTGTATTTATACAATAATTCAAATTAAAAATAAACTATGAACAAAAAAGAAACTTTACATTATGTAGGAGCAGCAGGTATTTTTACCTTAATTATTTTACTTTTATTATTTTTAAGTTATGTAGAAATCCCTCCTGTAAATAAGGATTTATTCGTAGCAATCGTTGGAACACTAGTATCTAGTTTAGGAATTGTCGTTTATGTCATAATCGGACAGCAACCTGATGAACTTAATGGTCTTAAAAAGAAAAATGAAAGTTTAGAAGAAGTGGCTGCACAAATGGAAAAACGTAATGACCAATTAGAACAAATGATTATTACAATACAAGAAGAAATGATTAGTAAATTAACAGTAATGAAAACTAATGATTGTGGTAAAGAAAATTGTACTAATACTGATAGTTAGTTTATTTTGTAGCTGTAAAAGTTTTAAAGTAGTTACGTATCAAAAACCAATGACAAATTTAGAATTGGCAAGATACATAAGGCTAATAGAACATAGAAGAATAATAAGTTTTGAAAATTATTTTTATAGATATGGTATTAGACCTAGATACGGTTACAACTATTATCAACCTTATAATTATAATCGAATTTATAAGAATACTAAAAAATACAACATTATAACACCAAAAACAGGAACGGTAGGAAACACAATTACAATGCCAAATGTACAACCATCAATTCCAAAAGGTAATATAAAAACTAAACAATGAAATATTTTAAAATAAATGAATTTGATAGTCCTGATTTAATTGGATCAGGTGAACGCATGAATAAGGAATTTTTAAGGATGTTAGACGATGCACGAGATATAGCAAATACACCTTTTAAAATTAACAGTGGTTATCGTACTGAAGAAAAAAATAATGCTATTTATGCAGCATTAGGTAAACCTCCGATAAAATCATCACACTTACAAGGATACGCAGCAGATATACATTGTAACAGTTCACAAGAACGTTTAACAATTTTAAGTGCTTTAATTAAAGCTGGTTTTAAACGTATTGGTATTGCTAAAACTTTTATACATTGTGATAATGATCCAATGAAAGTAAACTGTATTTGGTTGTACTAATGAAAAAAAAGTTTAAAGATACAACCGTAGGCCAGTTATTATTCGGTGCAGCTTCTGTTATAAATCCAACATTGGGTAATGTATTGCAAGGTGTAACATCACCAAAAGAAGCAATAGCTGAAATAACAAAATCTAAGGCATCACTTGATGATAAAATAAAACTTCAACAATTAATATACGATCAACAAAACAAAGAAATACAAGCCATAACTTCAAGGTGGGAAGCAGATGCTGCAAGTGATTCTTGGTTATCTAAAAATGTACGTCCATTAGTTTTAGTATGGTGTATTGTTATATTTTCTTTAGCTG